TCATATTTCTTGCCTGTGCGATGATTAGCATATCTCCTTGATCTGGTAAATCCCATTTCAAGAAACTTACGACACATATCCATACCTATAAAATCTTGTTGTTCAAGATAGTCTAGATACATGTCAAATATAGTATGTGCAGATTCTATTGCAATCTTTGGAGTCTTAAATCTCCAATGAGCACATATATCGTTAGTATAAGGGCGAACCAGTAAAACTCCTTGCTCTCCCCTTCCAATACGATAAAGTTTACGAGTTTCCTCGTCTGTAAAATCAAGCTCTTTATAGTTGAGATCATAATTAAATTCAAGCATTTCTTATGTTAAAAGAAAAAACAATACGTTCTGTACTAGATTGTACCACTTTACACTGATGTGTCAAGCAAGAGGGAAAGAAAATAATATCTCCTTCATTAACCTCAGGTACATATTCTATCACGTTACCTTCTATAAAGTCAAGAAATGGAGAAAAGAATGATGTAGGACTATGGTTATTCTCTAACTGTGCATAGAATATTGCTGAATAACCTAAAGCTCCATGATTATGAAGTTGATGAAAATCTCCATGATTATATTTCTGACCCCATACATTTGTAATTTGAAATGCATGTGGATATATGTCATCAAATTCTTTTAATGCAGGTTGTAGTATATCAAACAACTTATCAGCATATGGCGGTAGTTTACCCTGTTGATGATATTTAAAATAATCTGTTTTATGACCATCTCCATCGCCAGTATCAAGCATACTAATAATATCTTCTTTATAATCACTCCAGTTTTCAACAGTATGTGTGAAGACTGGTATCATAAATGCTGTGTCACTCCTCATACATTCTTTCCTTTACGTAATGATTCATTTTCATATTCAATAACACCATCTGGTCTTACAACATAACAATGATACCAATATGTGTCATCACTTACCTCATCCTTACGAGGAAAATAGTCGGTCACAAATTCAAATGCGATGTCTGTAGTTCTAAATTCCATGTATCCATAATACTTACTCTCTAATGTAACAGCTAGTTCTGCTGGAATTTCCTCATCAATTTTATAGTAATCTAAAACAATCTTCTTAGCATCATCTGATGTTGCTTCTAATCTTGGGTTCTCCCAATATACTAAAGCACCAGAAATAGTTGAAGCATATGCCTCAATTTGATCCCAATCTCTAGCACTATCAAACGTCTGTAGGTTCTTCATTTGTATTCTCTACTTTCTTTAATTTATAAGCAGCACTAACTCTAATACCATAGAACTCTCTGCTTACATCTTCTGCATGATGTAATATATCTGACGGAAAACATACTGCTGATCCTGGTTTAGGAAATACAGTATCAAATCTACCATCATCTTGTACAAACATAGTCTTGCCACCCCACATAAGATCCCATACAGGATTACAGAATAGTAAAAATGTGTAATCTGCATCATCTTTATGCATAAAACCATCTAATCCTCTTGTATGTCCATTAACATAGTAATCAAGGATTTCATGTTCAAATGGTACAAGGATTTTGATCTTCTCAGGAATATGACTATCAAAGATAGCATGTCCTTTCACATCCATTTTCCAGAACTTTTTATGTGGTGCTGTGTGATCACTAGTAGCACCCCACTGCCATCTAGCACGACTACATATTCTTTCAATTTCCTTCATCTCTTCTTTCGTGAGAATAGTGTCCCACGACATAATATCGGTTAATAAAGACATAATGTTATCTTAATTGTATAGAGCGTTTAACTATTCCACAACGAACAAGGTCAAGAGCTACTAAAGTTTCATAGTCATCTTTATTAAGATTAGCTCTCTTTGCTATATCTTGAAGATTTCCATATATTTTATTAAACTCAGTAATATAATATCTCATGGTAGGATCTGGAATAGAACTTTCCAACCAAAATGTTACACATTTCCTAACACCGTTAGTTACTGGTCTAACACCATGTACAAAATCAGATTGATATAATAACATTTTACCTGGTTCTAATCTTTTTTCAATAGTTTCAGGTCCTATTTTAATAAAATGTTCTCCACCCTCATAATCATCGTTTAATGTAATGACAGCAGTATAATCAGTTCTACTACCCCACATTTCCCAATAATCTACATGATCAGCATAGTGTTGTCCTAGTTCATACTTTAACATGTAGCATGGACTAACTTTATTAAGTGGATGTAGATAAGATATCTCAGATCCTCTTATAATTTTAGCTATAGCAGCGTTTGCCATCTTGTTTAATTCAATGTCCGCTTGCTGTGTATTGTCCTTTATAAATTTGTCTTTAGAACCTGTTCTAGCACCATCAACAAACTTACCAGAATTAAATAGACTAAGTATTTGTTTTAATTGATTAGAGTCAAAGAAATCATACTCATATATCATTATTATCTCTCCTGTAATTTCTGAACAACTGTCTTAGCTTGCATAGGTGCAACATCATTTAAACCTGTGGCATCAAACCATGGTGCTTCTTCCCAATCAAAACCTTCACCGAATGTATTATCAGGTGCCATGACATACCAATGACACTTAGCGTCAGGTATATCTACAGCACACACCGCCCAATCATCTGCCCACTGTGGCACTTGCACATACATTACTGGTAAATGATTCGCACTAGCAATGCTTGGTAATCCTACTAGAATTCCCCACATTAAAGTTAATACAACCCATATAGTAACTAACTTACGTTTCATATGCCGTTCCAAAATGTGTCCGTAGGTGTAGCCATACTTCTAGAAACAAAGTATAATCCTACATTACATAAGAACCAATACACGTTGGTTATCCATGCTTGTCTCCAACAATATTTTCTATTGCTCTGTACGATGTACATGTTTCTTTCATTCATTGATGTGTCAACAGACAAAGGTCTAAATTTTAACCACTGCTCTAAGATCAGTGATATTACAAATCCAATTGCAAAAATATAGAATAGCAAGTTTAGTAAACCTGCACTGGCAAGTAAGAATGATATCATTGTTGTTGTTGCATTGCTCCTGCTAAAGTTTTAATAAATGCATCCACTGTGTTTTTATACTGTTCAACTACACCTGGTAATGGAGCACACATATTGATTATTTTATCATAACCAATTAAAAATGATGTGTCAGCTGAAAAAACCTTCCATGGTGTAAATATTATACCAACTTGATTATCTCTAACAGGTCCTGATTTAGTTATTAAAAATGGATATACCATATTATAACATACTTTTTTTTCTACACCATCAATTGTTTCCATATGATCTTTTACGTTAGCAATCACCTCTTCTCCTGTTGGTAATGTGAGAATGAGAATATTTAATTGTTCAGTCATAATTTAGTTAAACGTTATTTGCTTTAATTGATTCTAAGAATTTATCTAAGTCTTCTTGAGTTTCTATCTTATCAGGTAGTGTTGGTGATGATTTTGCAGGTGCAAAGATAATATCAGGGTTTTTGATTTTGTAATTAGATGCAATTGTTAGTATGATTCTTCTAGCATACTCAGAATATGTATTTGAATGGAATGTTCCGAATTGATCTTCTGTCTCTAAGTATTCCTTACCTTCATTAACTTTATTGTTATCCACATCTACTATGGTCAACCATTTATTATACATGATTGGATTGTAAGGAAATGTAACATCATCAGCATCTTTACCATCATTGTCTTGTGGTAATGATCTCAACTTAGCTCTGTACTTAGTCCACATTGCTTTTGTATCTGCATCAATGTCAGCATCAGGCATTTGTGTCCAATCACAATCTGAGAGAAGAAAGTTTCTAATCATTCTGATGCCTTCCCAAGATACTTTATTCCATCTACCATACTCATTGTATAGTTTTTCTTGAATAATCTCTTGTTCAGTGTCCTGATACTCAAAGTATTTCTCTTTGATGGTTTCAGCAATTTGTGCTACTTCTGATTCAGTAGGTTCTACCCATGAGTATGTCTTCCATGCTCTTTCTTTAGTTGCACGATCATATACATATTTTTTCTTTTCAATACCATATGACCCATCACTGAAATAGTTTAAGTGAATCAAACGATCCTTGTCAGATGTCCAAAATGGATACAAAACATTTTGGATATTGGTATTCCAATAATCCTCTTCAATGAATTGAGTCTTTCCATCAACTATAATCATTCTTTCTAGTGCATTTAATTGCACTACTACACGTATGTCTGCCATGTGATTAGGGGATTTTAATGAACCAGCCTGTTGCAATATATTTATCATGGGTGAAGACTGTATTTCCACGATGAACGTGTGTCATTCCTGCTGGCCAGATCAATAATGTACCTGTTTGTGGTTTATATCTCTTCTTTTGATACAAGAATTCTGTCTCTGCTTCACCATCTGGCATATCATTTAAGTATACCATCCATGCTAACTCTCTATTTGCTGCTCTGAAACTAGAGTTTTCATAATGCCAAGTATGATAACCACCACCAGGTGGTGTTTTCTGCACTTTTAAACCAATAGATGACAATTTAACTCTATTCATATGGTCATACTCTTGTTTATAGTTTTCAAATGCAGAATTCAAATACTTATAAAAGTGTGCAGACAATCCCATATCAATATCATCATACATCATACTGACATCACTACGTGCCAGTTTCCTCTCTGGCATTTGTTCACTGCCATGTTGTATGTAATCTGGATTGATCTCTAAATGTTTTTCAAAATTAGTTATAATATTATTGCATATCTCATGGTGTACAAGTCTTCTGTATACTCCAATGAAATCTTCAAATTTTCCTTCTAATCTATCAGGATCAATGATCAATCCACTTTCACTTGCTTGTAACATCAATAAGCTCTGATCATATACTTAACTAAATGATACCTTGTTAACAGCGGAATGTCAATATCTGGTTGTAATGAAGAATCAACATTTAATTTAACAGCAGATGATAATGTAAATGTTCCTTCATTTACTTCAAGACCAGCAGAGTTGATTGGATCTCCTTGTGGTTCAATACGTTCACTAACGAATTCAATTCCTAGATCAGCTGTAGCAGAGGGATATGTTGTGATAGTTGATTCTACCTCTTCATGAGCAAATGCAATATAGTCAATACCAAAGTTATCATTATCAGGATTTCCAGCACCAGATCTTGTTTGCCTTACTTCTAATACTAAATTACTAACTCTCATACTTGTAGGTAAAGGAATTTCAACTATTTCCCAAGTAGTAGGACCAGTGGCGGAAGCTATTGTACCAATCTTTATAAAACTAGTGGCATTATCATTACTACCAAATAGTTCTAATGGTTCATTTGGTGTTTCTCCACCATTAGAACCATTACCACGAATAACTCTTATTTTAACTATATTAATCTCTGATGATTTTGAGTTACCTTTAGTTGCATCAATTTGAATTGTTCTTGCCCATCGTATAGCTTCATTTCCAAAAAATCTAAGGTATTTTTCAGAATCAATTGAAGCAAAACCACCATTTACTCCAGATCCAGTTCCAGACTGAACATAATCAACAGAATCACTTGCAGTATCAAATAATCCAGAAGTACTTGAGATAGTTGTTCCACCATCAATCTCTTCTGTTACCAAATACTGTATACCACCCATACCAGTAGAACCACTAGTAGAACCACCTTCTCCAACAACTAATGTTCCAGAGTTAATATCATCAATGTCAAATCTAAAGTAAAAATATGAACCTGATCCACCGCCACCGCCACCAGGACCGTAGAATGTTTGGTTTTCTGTAGCAGTAAATACAACAGATCCATCACCACCATCAGCTTCTTGTGATAAACCTACAGTTGCACCATTATTAGCATCTCCTGCTGAAATTAAAGATGCTGTACCACCTGTACCAGATCCTTTATATGCAGTTCGTCCTCTTTCAGCACCATAACCATCTCTACGTGCGTTAGAACCGTTTCCAGCACCTCCACCACCACCAATATTGTTTCCAGTACCGAGACCACCGCCTCCGCCTCCTCCACCGCCACCAGAGCAGACAGAGTTTTGTCCAAACTTTCCTGCTCCTGAGAAAACAGCACTTAAATTTTGTGCACCATCATTAGAAGAAGGTCCGCCATTTTGATCATTACCTTGAGTGGTATCACCAGCAGCACCACCTCCGCCACCTCCACCAGCTCCAGCGAGAATGTTTACAGTAGTACCAATAGCGGATGCAGCACCACCGCCACCTCCTCCTCCGCCACCAGTTCCATTACCTCCAGGACCACCAACAGCAAAACCAGTTTGCGATCCTGCACCACCAGTTCTATTAACTCCTTTATTTCCACCACCACCAACATAAACTCTTAACGCTGCTTGACTAGTATTAACATTTACGGTGAGTTCTTTACCATTACCACCGTTTCCTGCCCACCATCCACCGTCTAAGTTATCGCCAATACCACCTGATCCACCGCCACCACCTTTAATAACTGCTTTTAAACTATCAAGTGGCCAGCTTTGTGGAATAGAATAAGTGAAGAAGTTTGCTCCTGTGTTTGGTGTTGTAAAACTTTCAACTACATCATTAGTTCCAGTGAATAAAGTTCTAGAACCATCACCACCAAAACCTCCAACTAAAGCTGTAGGTCCGCCTGTACCTCCAATAGTAGGACCTCCAGAAGTTCCATCATTTCCCTCATAATATTGGAGAATTTCAATAGGCAATCCATTTACAGTATATGTGCCTGTTGCATTAACATTTGTTGCACCACTTCCACCAGAAACAATCCTGCACTGTCCTCCAGAACCACCTCCACCACCAGAGTTTCCTTCTGTACCACCTGCACCACCTTCTGAAACAATTTGTATTTGAGTTCCGTTATAGTTGAACTCATAGTAACTGTCACCACCATTAGTACCATTAGCATCACTGGTAGCACCTCCACCTCCAGCACCACCAAGAAATCCAGAGACACCCACAATTGGTGATTGCTCTACAGTTGGAGCTGGAACTGTGTAAGATCCAGCAACGTTAGATTCTGTAATGGTTTCAGTAGTTGTTGATGTTCCACCTGGTAACTGAATTACCTTACCACTAATAGTGTAATTATCATTAATATCATATACCGTATCAAGTGGTTGTTGAATGACTGTAACGACATCTGCTGGTAAATTTCCTGCAATTTTGTATGCTAGTTCTACTACAATATCTTGACCAGCACTACCATTTGTTGATGCAAATAATGATTGACCTGTTTTAGCTTTATATTTTGATCGTGCTAAGTAGAAATTATCATCATCAATTTTAATTACATACCACTCTGTGTTCGGTGCAAACGACACAGGAACACCATTATCATCAAATACACATTGAGTTGTCTGAGCATTTGACTTAACTCTAATTTTATATCCAGTATTTAGATTATGACTGGGAATATTAAATCTTGTCCCTCCAACCTCACCAATAATATTTGATGCAGTAAAAGTTACATCCACCGTTTCACCAATACCACCAACATTACCAAATGTAGATAAAGACGGATCAGTAATAATATAATCAACCACACCATGACTATGGAATAAAGGTGTTCCTCCATCTGGTAGGAAGAAACTAACTTGTCCTGTGCTATCTGAGTAACTAGCAAGGTGTGGATCAACAATTTGACCAGTTCCTTCAAATGCTGATGCTTGAGGTGCAGATGAAGTTAAAACAGCATGATCATGCTCAGGAACTGATGTTAATAATTTTTCTTGTAAAGGACCTATTTGTAGATCTACTGTACCTGTAAGAGATCCACCAACAAATTCTTGTACATTTGGATATCCATCAATTACTATGTTTCCAATATCAAATAATGCTTCTTGTTGTGTTTTGTCAAAGAACCATCTACCACCTGTTGCACCAACAGTAGAGATAACGTTACCAGAAACAGGAGATCCACCACCACTAACACCACCACCAGCACCAACTAATTTTACAGCTTTATAATCAGGAACATTAAATTTAATGCCAGATGATTGTCCAAAATCCTCTATATTATATGATCCACCAAGTCCACCATATTTGTTACTAATAACTTCATACAAGAGTGGATAATCTTGTACGTCATATTCAGATCCATCACAATATAACCAACCCTCATACTGCATATCTGGTTCATCAGCAGTTGCAGAAGATGTATTAACAATTTCAACTCTTGCCGTTCCACTACTACCTGGTTGAGAAATATAAACTACATCTCCATTGGAATAACCATAACCTTGTTTTTTAATAGTAACAAAATTTACACTACCATTTAAGTTTGCTGCAATACCAACAGTTAATCCAAATCCAGTGCTTGATGCTACCCTAATTGTACCATTAGAACCATTGTCAGTAATATTATAAAATTTTCCACTTGCGATGTCTCCATTACTTCTAGCAAGTCTGATATTATTTGCGTCAACAACATCAACTAAGAACTTAAATCCTTTATCAATACTAACTCCATTAACACCATTTAAAGATAATGTTGGTGATGCTGTGGCGTTGTCATCACCACCACCACCAACTAAGGTAACAACAGGAAATTGATATCCTGCACCACCATCAATAACGTTAATTGCACTTACTGTTCCTGTAGTAGAGTCAAATTCTGCTTGAAATGTTCCAGCAACAGAAGGACCACTACCATTATCAGTTACTTGTACAACTGGCGCAGCTGTGTAATTAGTGCCAGGATTGTTAACAGTAATAGAGAAAATAGATGCTCCTAATTTACACTGATTTGGAGCTTGATCGTTAGAAACTACTGTTAGTTGATCACCTTCAACAAAAGGATGATTAGGAATATTAATATAATCTGTTCCTGTTTGAAGTGATAATCCTGCATTAATACTATAATCTATTGGAGTTGTAGGATAACCAGATATTGTTCCTAAATCAGTAAAATATCCAGTACCACCACCAGCACCAGAAACAACTGATCCTAAGGATATCACCACACCATTATCTGTAACTTTATCATCTGTTGCCTTAAAAATAGGCACGATAGCACCAATTGGCATCGTTGAATTGCCAAATGTTGATTTATCTGTAAGAAAATTAGTGCGTATGTTTCTTGACATTTTAAGTCTTAATTAAGTAGTCTACCATAACGAAAGGAGAGATTAAACTATCAATCTTTGTATCAGTCTCTGCCTGAATGGAAATAGAAGCACTCATTCCATCAGTAGAAATGAATGTCTCTGGTATATTTACCTCATAATTAGTAAGTCCAGTTGTGTAATTTATAGTGTGCGTATGATTTGTAGGATCACTATCATAATCAAATGGTTCAGTAGTCTCAACAATGTTTGAAAGTTGAGGATATGCTACACTATTAGCATTACCAACCGCAATATCCACTGGCATAACATCATGTAAAGATTGGTCATGACTATATGCTGCACCATCAGCTGCATTACCAAAAGATGTAGTAGCAACTCTAAGACTGATTCCTCCAGAACCAGTAGAGGGTGCACTACCAATATTTTTTCCTTGAACATCAGGGAAGGTTAAAACATCACCTACTAGATAATTCTGACCAGCATCAATGATAGCTAGAACTTTATATCTTGTGTTTGTCGCAGCACCACCAGCGCCTGGCCACGCCTCAGCACGAACTAGAACTCTAAATCCAGTTCCATTACCACCACTTAAATTAACCTCACCTGAACCAAAATCGGCTAAACCAGTCCAGTTTGCAGCATATGATGTATAAGACCATTGTCCAAGACCTTTACCATAGTAACCTGCTCCTGTATAACCAGGCAAAAGATCAATACTCTCATATAATTCAAAAGATTGCACAACACCACTAGGACCTGATGCAGAAGTAGGGATATCATCAGAATCAACACCAGTACCACCAGAAACATAATTTGCAGTAACAGGATAACTTGTTACTGGGCAAGGAAATCTTTCTCTATAAGTTACGAACAATACTCTAAATGTTTGCCAACAGTCACCTTCTGGAGTAGTATTATAATTTGCGTTTGCTCCACCTTTTCCAGTAGGAACTAAACAACTGTTGATAAATCCAGTACAACTTCCTTTACAAATACCATAATATTCAAAAGAAGCTGAAAGAAAACCTCCACCAGGAACATAATTACCTTCATTCCATCTTATTGATTGTCCATAATGTTTACATGCAGGTTGTCTTCCATCAGGATCACCAGAATCTGTAGCATCATACCAATCTTCAGAACCAATCGTAGATGCGGTGTTAAAGTAATTTATTTCAAATACATCACTACCTTGACGTCTAAAAGTTCTACATCTTAATGTTGTAGTGTAATGAGCATGTGGTAAAAAACCAGTTATAGGAACTACCTCTTCATCAGGTCTTCTAGGTCTAGTAAAACCAACATTACCTGTAAGAGCAACAGTCCTAGGAGGAACTCTAAATTGTCCTACCATATCAACAACAGCAGTAGATCCCACATTTGATGAAACATTGACACCAACACCAGATCTCTCAATGACTTGACCAGAAGCACTAGTAACTGTAATGTCATTAATAACACCTTGATCGGATGCAGAACTAGCTCTGATAAATTTAGATCTTAAATCTGGTACTTGAAATTGTGTATCTAATAAAGTTTGTCCTTCTTGTTTAAATGCACATTCTTCACCAGTTCCAAGAACCTCTGCTAACGCTGGATACACTGTTGAACTATAAACTCCACCATCACATCTTAAATAACCAGCAGGAAGAAGTTCAGCACTATTTCCTACATTAGGATCGTTTACTTCCAACTCTTGAGGAAAAGCAATCAACGTTCCTGTTGTTGTTCCAATCTTTGTTCTTTCTTGATTTAAAAATGTTGCCATTTTAATAAGCTCTGATAATCATTACCACAGTTTGTGACGGAGTTTGATTGTCCATAAGAATATTTAACGCATCAGGAATGTCAGAAACATTAACTGTATATGACTGTACGTTATTTACAGCAATATTTGGTGGAATTCTAAGACCACCAATGTTCATTGAAACATCAAAACTAAAATGATTATGTGTTGATACCGTCCCATCAGTAAAATCTTGTCCAATAGAACTGACGTTTGTTGCATATGTTGTACCAACATTACCATTTAGATAGTTTGGTCTACCAAAAATAGTAACGGGTGGTGGAAATACACCAGTTACTTGTCTCATAGAGTGATCATATTTACCTTGAGCATCACCACCATTTTGTGCTTGGTTATATGTGGTAGTAAATGCATTTGTGTATGCACCATGAGCAGGAACTTGAATTGATTTATTTACTGTTGGAATTCTGTCCTGTGTAAAAGTTTTTGCTTCGTCTGTTAATATTAGAGTGTTTTCATCGTAATATGTCATATTACCAGATGAATTTGGCCAAACATCTTCAGTGTCAGTGTTTTGAATACCAGTTAAGTTTGCAGACTGATAATCTGTACCAGCAACTGATGCAATTGGTGCTTCAAATATCTGAACATATCTACCATCAGGACGTGCTGTTGTGTACTGTCCTGAGTGTTTGTGACCAGGTGTATGATCAATGCCCAATTTTCTACCAATAGTGTAGTATGTCTTAGACCATGTAGGATCATTCAATGTAAGACCTTGAATTTTTCCTGCCATTGTATCAATTGGATCTAGTTGAAATTTTAAATCTGTATCAGCACTGTAGATAGTTGGAGGAGTAACGCCAGTACCATCATCAGAGATCAAATCTCCAATCACAGACTCAGCATCAGGTTGTCCAAATTGATACTTTGTTTGTTGTAAATATGATTTTTCAAGATCAATCATTGCCCTACCATTTAAGTTAGGAACTCTAAAAACATCTCCATCTTCATAATCAGGAAAATTACCAACAATAGAATCTTCAGTAGGACCATAAGTGTTTCCAATCATAGATGCTAATAAAGGAAAATCATTAGCTGCAAATGATCTACCATCACAAACAATCCATCCATGAGGTATATTATTAGGAAGATTACCATCACTAGACTGTCCACTCCAAGGCATGATAGTGCCTACGGGAGCGGACTTCATAGTTTTTAGTCTGTTGTAAAATGCCATTATAGTTCAGTTAACCACCAACCTTGATAGACAGCAGGGATAAAGTTATCACCATCTGTTTGTCC